AGAAGCACTAGCAATACTTGAAGCAGTCTGACCTTGACTAGAAGACTCAGTAAAGCTTAGAGAAGCACTAGCAATACTTGAAGCAGTCTGACCTTGACTAGAAGACTCAGTAAAGCTTAGAGAAGCACTAGCAATACTTGAAGCAGTCTGACCTTGACTAGAAGACTCAGTAAAGCTTAGAGAAGCAGTAGCAGTACCTGAAGTAGTCTGACCTTGACTAGAAGACTCCGTGGAGCTTATAGAAGCACTAGCAATACTTGAAGCAGTCTGACCTTGACTAGAAGACTCAGTAAAGCTTAGAGAAGCGTTAGTAGTACCTGAAGCAGTCTGACCTTGACCAGAAGACTCTATCGCTAAAGTAGATAAAGTAGAGGCAGATGTTTGCCCCTGACTAGAAACAGCTGTGGAGTTTATGCCTAAACTTATTATTGCAGCTGTAGTCTGACCTTGACTAGAAGACTCAGTAGAGCTTAGAGAAGCATTAGTAGTACTTGAAGTAGTCTGACCTTGACTAGAAGACTCTGTAGAGCTTATAGAAGCATTAGCAGTACCTGAAGTAGTCTGACCTTGACTAGAAGACTCCGTAGAGCTTATAGAAGCATTAGCAGTACCTGAAGTAGTCTGACCTTGACTAGAAGACTCCGTAGAGCTTATAGAAGCATTAGCAGTACCTGAAGCAGTCTGACCTTGACTAGAAGACTCTGTAGAGCTTCGAGAAGCATTAGCCGTACCTGAAGTAGTCTGACCTTGACTAGAACTAACAGATGCATTTACTGCAATCCCTGTTGACGCAGTAGCTGTTTGTCCCTGACTAGAAGATTCTGTAGAACCAATTGTTATAGCCGTAGATAAAGTAGAGGTAGATGTTTGAGCTTGGCTAGAAACAGCTGAAGAGTTTATACTCAAACTAGCTGCGATAGATGTAGTCTGTCCCTGACTAGAACTCTCTGAGGCTATAACAGCTAGACTTGTAGAAAGAGTGGCTGTTTGGCCTTGTGCCGAAGCTTCAGTACTAGTTGCGGTCGTACTGGCGTAAGGTCTTAATGCAATTGTTGCTGCAGTCCACGCTTTACTAGATGATATAGTATATGCAGCAGGATCTACTGTCGCTACTGTAGAGTTAAGGTTAGAACACCCTATGCCAACACCGGATACAGTAGCAGTTCTATGGTTTGTACCCCCACCAAAACCGGCTGGATAAGCAGTTACAGTAGTGTTACCGTTAGCGTTAGCTTCGTCAGACAGCCATAACGTGTCCAACACACCCCAAGAAGGAGTTAAGGTTAATGAGTCAGGGTTAGCACTTGAACCAGTAGTAGTAACATATTCAATATAAGAAGCAGCGCTTGTATTTACTCCAGTAAAAGAAACCGCTCGGTATGCGATTTGGCCGCTCGGAATAGTAATAGATAATACTTTACTTGTCTCCGAACCATCTGCTACTTTGTAGTAAATCTCGTACTGTAGTGAAGTACCGTTAACTTGAGTAAATAGATTAGTCCAAGTTCCTGCAGTTGTGTTGTCCCAAGTAACTGTCCCAGCAGCACTATAACCGATACGAACTACGAGTAAATCACCTGGAGAAACACTAGCGGGTAGAGTTAATGAGGCAGTAGTCGCATTAGAGGAGGTTACTCCTGCGTTAGCCGAGTTAACTACTGGAAATAACCCGTTAGAAGAACTGGCAGCACCTGAAGCAGTCTGACCTTGACCAGAAGACTCCGTAGAGCTTATAGAAGCATTAGCAGTACCTGAAGCAGTCTGACCTTGACTAGAACTTACTGAGGAGCTTATAGTAGTGCTACTACCTGAAGCAGTCTGACCTTGACTAGAACTTACTGAGGAGCTTATAGTAGTGCTACTACCTAAAGCAGTCTGACCTTGACTAGAATTTACTGAGGAGCTTATAGTAGTGCTACTACCTACTAGAGCTAGTAGCAGTGACATATATGACCTTTACTTTAAATAGTACTAGCTTATTGTACCCTGTGACATAAGCCCTTTAGATACTAAATATTGGTATACCGCTAGTGATAGATCATCTCGTCTAGTTAGTCCCACTGTTGGACTAGCATCTAATATCTGTGATACGTCGCTAGGCTCTATATTAAACGTTTGTTGACTTATTGGAGTAAACACATTAGACGAATCTGTATAACCTATTCTAGCTGTTACTACTGCACTACCATCGTCATTTAGAACCAATGGAAGTAGCTTGGCTTGCATTTCTACATTACCGTAGGATATTGGCATATTAAACCTCGTAAGCGTCAAATGCTACATTGAAGGTGATAACTCCAGCAGTAGTAACAACACCTAAGTTTTTGGCTGCGATAGCTACAAATTCACCTGGGTTTACAACTATTGGAGAGTTAAAAGCCATGTATACACCTGTTCCTATTGCACCAACTGCGGCTGCTGAGGCATAAGTTTCAAAACCTAACATAATTTTACGGGGAGCTTTTGAAGACGTACCTTCAGCAGTAGCAAGAGATACCGCAGTGTGACCGAAAGCCAACGCATACTCATAGACTACAGGACCGCCTGTTAAAGCAGTAGTTACAGCACCTTGAACTCTAACACCTGTAATTACTATGGAACGTGGTGGACTTGTTACAGAACCTAAGGTATTTGCGTATGAACATATAATACCATCGGTACCTACTGTGAGAGTGGGTAAGGCAGAAAACTGTCCACCCAAACCAGTACCTAAAGCTGCGGTAGTGTTGGTCATTGCAGCACCTGCACCTGCGGCTAAGTTGTTGGTTGAAAGAGCGGTTGAACCCATTGTTGCACCGTTCTGCCCTTGGTACGCCATTAGGCCCGCGTGCGCCATTTGATGCGGCATAGGCATATTGGTGTTAATATCCAGCATTACTACGGAAATGTTAGATATCTTTAACTGTATTGCAGTACCAGCCACACCCGGTTGAGTAAGACGTGCAAACACAGGCGCTGCTATGGACTGGAAGGGAGTACCATTCCCACTTGGAACAACTAAGGTGCCTAATAGTTGTCCATCACCCCAGAAGTGGCAATTATCAGCGTAAATATCTATGGAATATGTTACGTTGGCGTTAGGCACAATGTTGGCAGCAGCCATCAACACACCCGTCGTAGTTTCAGAACCGTTATAGTTTACAACACCAAACACACCCGCACTAGTAACTCGAAAAAATGCACCATCTGTTGGGGCGTAAGGAGCAGAAGTCGCAGTAAATCCAATACCTACTTCCATTTGAAAGTTGGCAGGCGGGATAGCAGTTAGAGCCCCCTCTATCTCAACCTGTAAACCTGAACTATTAAATAAAGGAAAGGTTTGGTAACTAGAGTTCACCGTTTGACCTGCAGCGGTACTATTACCACCATTAAGGGTCATGTAGCCACCACCCCAAGTAGTGGTTAATGTAGTTGTGCGATATGTCCACAGACCTGTGTTCTGAGCAGAGGCTACAAAGGCATCTGAAAATAGTAGTGTGTCTAAGCCAGTGCGAAGTCTTCTATTTCTTGACACTCTTGGGGATACTAGGTCAGCAGTACCAGTAACACCACCTGCATCATTTTCATAGAATGAACGAGTTGCGCCGACAGAATTAGGAACTGGTGTTGCACCACCTAAACGCTGGTTTACCTGAGGGGTAGTTGTTTGCAAGTTGTTAGAAGCATCTACTTCTACTCCATTACCTGTAGTTTTGCCATTTAGTATTGTGGATAGTGACATATATTTCCTTTAAATTAATCCGCCCAAACCCATCTGACTTGGAAAGTTCCTTCTATTGAGTCTAGGCATGTACCATAAATAGTAAAGCCTACTCCAGTAGTAGGTGTCCCACAAGTAAGAGATATAAGGGAGTTAGCATATCTGTGATCAGAAGAGGTATGATCTGTAGTAGAATCATCTCCCATTATGTAGGCCTCTGCTTTACTAGTATTACTTATTGTAGTTAATCCGGTTACTCCTATAGAGGTTTCATTAGACCCGGGAAAAGCCCCAAAGTCTAATGTAGAAGTACCTTGCCCACTAGCCATTTAATTATAGACCGGTTGTAGCTTTGTTCACTGTATGGGTAAAGCTAGAACAAGAAACCGTAGTACCTGAAGTAAACGCACCAATAGTTATGTTAGCACCAGAGGCGCCTGCGGAAACGTCCATAACTACAGTCGTGCCATCAGACTTGAAAATACGCGCCCAAGTAGGAGTGATTGACGCTACTGCAGTGCCAGATGTAATAGCATTAGCAGTTAGTACTCCGTTAGCAGGGGCGCCAAAAGCTGTTGCACCAAAAGTTAATGTTACTCCTAAAACCTGAGTACCAATTGCAGTATCTGCGTTAGTAGGTTGAGTGCCATCGTAAAGCTTAATTAAACCACTATTGCAAAGAGTAGATAATGAAGTAGCCTGAGCGTTGACGGTAGCATTTGCTATTTGAGTATTTAAAGCCATATTATATATTTCCTTATAGAATTATCGGTATTCCCGAAATGAAGTTCATTGTCGTAGCATCTACTGCAAAGCCGACTTGTTGTACTACACTTCCAGTTCCAGAGGCTGGAGTAGAGGAAGGTTTTCCTGGAATAGTTCCAGATAAAAATTGAGTTCCAGGGGTTAGCCCCGAACATCTATTATTTAACCCGTAAGGGTATACGGTTGCCATTGTCCCTGCTGTGACACCTACTAAAACAAAGCCTTGAGCGTCTTTGTTGTAGTTAGTTCCGTCTGCTTTCTGAACGCTAGCTACTCCCGCATTATTCCATACATTAACTAAGTCCCCGTCTGACAAATCTTCAGAAGCAATAACAGAGTAGCTAGTTGTTCCTGGCAACCCTTGTGCCCCTGGCAACCCCCGCGCCCCTGGAGGACCTTGTATACCCTCCGAAACAATGCTGACGACAGACTCGGTACTAGTAACTGTAGTTCGGTCTGGAACCTCTACAATAGAAGTAATCTGATTAATAACCTCTACCACATTACTCATACTGTCTGTCCTGGAGAAACACTGAAGCTACCTTCTAGAAGACGAACTACGGTTCCATCAGAGCCTGTCAGAGTCAAATCATAAGGGGAATTAGTAAAGGTAAGGGTGCTAGTTATAACTGCTGGAACTGTTAGAGAGATTGTTCCGGCTGTACCACCTAGAATTATTAGTCCATTAAGTGTGGATAGATCTAGCAATAAAGTACCATATACATCCTTGACTTGCAAGTGTGCAGAATACCCAGTTAAATCTACTGGTATCTTAGTGTTGCTATAGTATGTAAGTACTTTCGTAAAAGTAGCATTTTGCTCTATTAGAAAGTCTAACTTTCCTGCTGACATAGTAGTACCTTTATTTGTATGAATCTATTTTAAACTAAAAAACCCACGTTGACTAGACGTGGGTTAGATGAGCGTATTACTTTTTAAGCCGAAGGCTCAGTTTTTGATTTCAAAGCAATGCCTAAACCCCCGCCAGCCAGTAACATGCCAAAGCCTGTTCCGAAGTCAACAAAGTTTAAAGAATGTGTTTGAACGATTATTGTTATAGCCCCACCAAGGAATACTACTACAGCCCCTGCTAGATACACGCGTGCTGGGTCAACAGTTTTGCCATCGATGCCTGTGATGCAGTCGTTGATTAGTGTTTGAATAAATTTCATCTATTTAACTCCCTGTAGTTTAGTAACCCAAGCTCTACAAATACCAATACCTTTAGTACTCCATGTAGCAGACTTAGTGTTAGATTTAATATTAACAGAAGCTTGCATTAATAAACTAGCCAGCTCTGAGTTACAACTCTTACTGACAACCTCTAGGTTGAAAGCTATTCTATTTGCCCATCCTGCCCCGAAAGTAGGCCAGGTACTAAGCTTGGTAAAGAACAGAAGTCTCTCTGCGTCAAACTTAATAGCTAAAATGTGTGGCTCTGCTGTAGCTAGTACTTTTCTTGTAATAGGTCCAATGTGTCCGTCGTCTGCAACACCTAGTGCTCTTTGGAGAAACCTAGAGGCATTACCTGGGCCATTATTCAGAGAAGCATCAAAGACTTGTAAGGCAATAGGGTCTTGTAGTACATCACAACCACAACCTTTCCAGAAGTCTCTTTCATAGATGTCTTTAGCCTCTTGCATGTTTAAGCTTTTGATGTCTACGTGGGGGTATGCCTTGGAAGCTATACCGAATTTGGTTTCACCTCCTGGGTCTTTTGGATTATTTACATACCCACACTTCTTTCGGTTTGTAGGAGTAGAAATATCTCCGTCAATTGTAGCCAAGTCTTCAGGGTTGAAGTCTGGACCACACTCGGATTTCATTGCATAAAGGAAGGCGTCATTAAAGTTCATATTAAACTTTCGTTAAATTATGTTTTCTAATAGCGTCGTACACGGCAGGTAATGCCTTCTCCGTGTATGCTTGATTTAAAATCCACACTATAGAGTCTACCTTTAATCTATGAATGGCATATGTGTTACTTTGATCAGCAGAAATATACCCTGATGCCGTACTACCATGATTGGATATGAGTGTATCCATATTAGTTGAGCCCGTGGGGTATGCTGTAGTATAAGCAGATGTTTGAGCTTGTATCTCCATACCTACCAGGGGACCTAACCCTTTAAAGAATCCAGTGCCTGTTAAAGCCTCCAACCTTATCTGTACAGGAGATATGCTTGCAGCCCCATTCTCACCATACGCTGGATTCTCTATTCCTGCTGTAGTTATGTCTGGGCCACTTAGACCAAATCCATACTTACGACAGCTATTTATTAAAGTAAATACTTCTCTAGTGGGCTCCTGAAGACTAAACCCATTACAAGAAGAGGGTACTCTGGCCTTGCATAGTTCCAGCTCTATATAAGAGTTTATATCTTGCAAGTATAACTGGTTGGGGTCGCTAACCGTCTTTAGAGAAATAGGGGTTCCACCAACTGTTAAGCTAAGTTGTAGAGTGTCAGTAGTAGCCCCTACTACATAATATAGAGTATCATAGGCTAAACCCATAGATATTCCTGAGTTATAAGAACCATGTAGTAAGTATAGGCCTCTTCCAGAAACTAGACCATGAGAAGTTTTAGTTAAAGTGCTTCCGGACTGAGTGAATCCAGAATAATTACTAATAATTCCACCCCTCATATAGTTTATCTGAATAGACTTAGTAACGTCTGTTCTATTAAAACTATTAAGGTATCCTGAGATAAATTTCATCATCTTATCATAATACATTAACTGACGCTGTCTACTATAAATCTTACCTAGTATATATACTCCATTGGTATCAGTTATACCATATATGCCTACGGGATTACTTACACCATTCACTAAAGTATCTGTAGTGATGTATGCTGACCCTGCGGTTTCTGCTAGAGTCACTCCTTCGAAACAAGAGAATGACTTAAGAGTTTTTAGTAAAGTATAGACGTGGTGGAACATCCTGTACGTCCCATTGGATGCTAATGCGCTATTATACGTATCGAATTGAGTAGGATTTTGCAGCCATGCATCTACATCTAGATTTTCAATGTCATCCCATATAGTGCCTATTCTTTGAGGAGATGCCACATTTACCGTCCAATAGGGGAAATGAGTAGGCATCTCATTTATGTTGGAATAGGTTTGATCTTGAAGCATAATTTTAAGACCTATTCCTCTACTGGACAGCCATGTTGCTAAGGCTGATAAGTCGGCTGTGTTATATACTCCTGCAGTAGGCTGAAATGCAGCTATACCCATCCCTATATGCAACCCTCTAAATGCGTAATCTTGAACCCCCCATTTCTGCCAGAAGGAATATTGATCATTTATAGTTCTACCTGCCGAGCCATCTATGGGAGAATCTGAACAGTAATACCCAACTTTAAAACCGCCTTTCCCCCTGGTAGGCTTCACTATAGACTTGGAGGGTTTACGCAAGAAATCTGGAAACTGAAAATCATTATTGGGCCTAGCTCTCCAGTTTAGTAAGTTTGTTAAATTCCCATTAATAGTAGGATCTGTATTATCCACGTAAGCTACAAAGTCTTTGACTTCTAGAGGACACCCGCCATTGTACCCTAAGATGGTACTAATACCATCGTAGTGTAGATTAGGTATAGCCCCAATTTTAGATAAAGATAGGATGGGGGATCCGGAATTTACTAACACTCCAGTCGAGTCTGCCATAAATAGTTTTATGTTGAGAGTATTCGCATCAGAAGGGTTATATATAAGATACATGTCACTCCACACCCCGCTCTGCCACCACGGGCCTGTTGCAGAGCTATCATATATAGTGGTCCCAGATCCTGAATATCGTATACCATGCCTAAATTGATTTACGGCATCTGTAGTGCCAGATTTGAAGTCTAGAGAAAGGCCACCTGTGCCAGCTGCTGTTACATAACCATTGAAGAAAATAACTGTAGTAAAAGTAGAAGGTGCTGGGGTTATTTTTATTTTCAAAGCTATTACTATAAACTTTCCTATATTTGCGGCGGGTGATAATACTAAGTCATGGTATGAGGTTGGGTTAGTCCCTCCTATAACATTTCCAAAAACAAATCTATTTTGAACCGTAGATCCAGAATAATAAACTCTATTGGTAGTCGGCTCTATTACTTTATCAGAGGACCCACACGTCATAGTGGTCCTGCCTATGGCACTAGGTACGTAATTACTATGTAAAGTCTCATCACACTCATTAAATGGCACATATACTGAAGGGTATAAGGTTACGCCCTTATCATCTTTCCAGGAACTACCTACACCAGAAGCTTTTTTCGTAGACATGTATTATCCTAAAGTTTGAACTGATAAAGAGGTTATAGTTCCTACTAGAGAAGAAGAACGCACTCTTATGTATAACCAAGGTGATGCTAAGCTAATAGAGGCTATTGCTATTCCTGAAGCGCTTGATAGGTAGGATCTAAGGTATGTATCTTGTGTAGCTGTGACCCATATCAAGTTATCCAAAGAGACTTCTACGTCTATAATCCCACTTATAGTCCCAGTTCCAATCATCTGAAGGACGACAGAAACAAAGGGGCTGTGGCCGTTATTAAATGCGTAGGATGCTGATGGTGTAGCAGTAGCTGGATCTAGGCTAAAAAATACAGGAGTAGAGAGTATTGAGGTTTGTAAGACAGTAGGGTTCATAATTAGCACACCGTAAAGTAGGATAGTACAGAGGAGCCAGATACTTTAGTTATTCTAATAGTAGAGCATCCGGATATAAGTACGCTTGTTTGTTTTATAATAGTTGATTGCACTACATATTCCCAAGTTACGCCGTTATCAAAACTGGTTTCTAGTGATAATGTATCTCCCGAATATGGAAACAAAGTTATAGTACATGGTAAAGGCGCCCCTGCCATAGGAACGGGGACAGGTGTAGAATCTAATAAGTAAGAAGGTGCGATCCAACCGCCCGACATAGTATCCGTTTCTCTGGCTACACTAGGGTTTGTAAAAACTACGGTACTCATTTATTTTCCTTATCTTTTATCTCATCTGGACAATACACAAAACTGTCCAATTTATATTTCTGCATATTCCAGATTGGTTCTGGGGTGAAATGTTTTCCATGAGGGGATGGGCCTCTGTGATGCTTCTCGCATAAAGGCTCTGTGTTGTAGATCGAGTCTACAAAGTCCTCAGGATTTTTGTAATTAGCCCAGTCAAAGTCTGGGTGAAATTTTTTAACCTTATCCCAATCCACGCCATCCGAGTCAGCCCACTCAATGAACTTGTGATGAATTTCTACTTTCTCAGTAGAGCCGCAGACGTCACAAGTAGCTTTCTCAGCGTGCCAATGTTTCTTAGTAGCAATAAAGACAGGAGACTCTGTTCTAGGTGGGTGATCCGGATAGTAAATGTCTATTACTATAGTTTCGTGTAGCTCATGCTCATTCTCAGGAATAGTTTTCATAAGTCTATTTTAATCTCAGGATGGGGGATTGCAGTGCCTACCTGTAGGAGAAAATGGGTCTAGTAAAGTAGTGCAAATAAAGAATGCCAGTTTCTCTCTCCAGCTATCTGCAGGGTCAACATACTTGTGTCTGGAAACCCTAGTAGTGAATAGCCATTCCTTATTCTGGTATTGCGGAAGTTCAAGGAATAATATTGAGCCGACAATCATGTTTAGTAAAAAGTCAAAAATAAGACCTACTACTAAAGTAGGGCCTGCGAGCAACCAAGCTGCCCAGTTTAATTTATCTCTGTGTGCCACCAGGTTCATAAGAGCTAAGTAGAAGATCCACGTTGCTGTTACTAAAAATGGTATTGAGGCTAATAAGTAAACTGATTTCATTTTTAAACTCCTAAAGATTTAAAGTAAACGAATAAGGAAGCAGCAATAAAACCTCTGATAAATTCCATGTACTGCCAGTCTGATTTTAACCACTGTCTACTAATTAAAACAGCAGCAGGCATTGCTACAGTGAAAGCTGGTAAAGCCCAAATCAAGGAATGGTCAAAGTATGTTAAAAGCGCAACAGGTACTCCCCACATTAATCCTCTAAAAGTTGTAGCCAATAAAGCGTTGGTTTTCATCCAGCCAAACTGCCACCACTCTAACTCCTCTACAATCATAGGTCTACTACTGTTTAATGCGCCTAAGGGTTCTGACAAGCCTGAACTAGCACCTGCAACTAAAAGAAGAGCAATAGGTAAAGTGAGGTAATCAAAAACGTGACCTGTTAATGCAGCAAATGTCCACCCTAATACTACATACGCAGACAGTCTATGGTTGAAATTGAATACTACTGGTTGAAAAGCATCGCCTCGAATACGGTCTGCTAGTGCGTACATCAGAATTAAATAATAAATCATTTAAGTCTATTTACCAAACTATAGCCGCTAGGTCTGTTAGCGCAGTAGTGGATGTGTTGTTTATTGCATTTACCTGTCTTGATAAAGTGTTGTTTTTAACTAAGGCTGAAGCGATATACGCATTTGCATCAGCACCTACTTGTTGTATTTGGGCAGCAGTGTGACTAACATAACCCCAAACCCCGCTTGTATCGCAACAAAGAAAAGATGTAGTCCAGCTAGCTGGAAGATTTGGATACAAACTGCTAAGTACTCTAGCTGCTAGATTGGTCTGATCTTTATCATTAGCAGGGTAGGTGTATGTTGAGCCTAAAGCGTTTGAGGTAAACCCTGCATAAATATAGTCTTGGCATGATTTAGACAAGGACGCAATTTTAGACGCTTTAGCAATATTAACTATTTCTGCTGTTGTTGGTGCTGGCATTGTGTAAGGTGACATACCTTTAGGCCAGCTTGGTAATTCTAAAGCTGCACCATCCATGTCGTCATGTACTTGATTGTTACTATCTATCCATAGTGCCATTTTATTATCCTCTTAAGAAAGTTCATACCAAGTTATAGTGCCATTACTATTTACGACAGAGTATGACCCTCCAGGAGGTACTATAAAAGTAGAATTTTCCTGGGCTGAAGCTCCGCTAGGCATCTGAGTTAGTATATTTGTTAACGCAAGACCAGATAAAGTAATTGAGAGATTCGGGTCTTGTGTTAGGGAAGTAATAACTAGTACTTGAATTGGCTTCCCTGTAGTATTATAATAAGTTGTCCCGGCAGTCCTTGTAACACTTTTCCAAGTCTGTCCATAGCCTAGACTACTCAACCCTGCCAAAGCCTCACCAACCCCAACTGGTTGTACTAACGTAGGACTAGACCAACCAGTACCGCTAGTCCATGTGGCATCTACTCGCCCTACTATACGATAGGGTGAGGCTGCAGAAATTATACTTGTTGAGTACCACACATTATTACTAGTGGATCCGGAGTTAATCGTTGTTGTAGTAATCAGGTTTGTTTCATCAAGCTGCAATCCGCCAGATGTATTTGCTACTGCAAGTTGTGGTACTCCAGCAGCATAAACGATTGCGTAAATAAGAGTTGTAGAAACTCCGGAGGTTGCACCCAAGGATATAGCAGTACTATTCATTACAAGTGATAATGCAGAAGTTATAGTGTACTCAATAGGAGTACCAGTAGTTAACACAGCATTACGAAAATCTATTTTACCAGCTCCAAGCGATGCGGATATTAGATTTGATGTAGTTGACGCGGTGAAGTTTGGCATCGAGCTGGAATATCTTATGTCTGCCTGACCTAAATTAACCACCTGACCACTTGCAGTTGCGGAAGGGGCTGTTAAAGGCTGTGCCACTGTTGCACTAGAACTTGTAAATGTGATAGCGTCTACTCCGTTAAGCTGTACTGCACAATCACTAGTTCCTGATCTTATTGAGGTTGTCATTATTAAGTCCTGTAATTACCAAACTATTTTGGTCACGGCTGTGACCTTAGTCGCTGCACGTATTGCAGCTTTTAAATCTTGCTTATGAGTAAAAGCAGAATTAGCAATATTACCACTTGCTACGTATAGACCCTGCAACTGTTCTAAAGTCATTGGTACCTTAACGTTTGTAGTGTCCCACCAACCAAAGTCTGCGGGAATAGTTTCCCCGATATCTACAATTGATTTAAGCCAATTGATGGATTTCAACATCAAGTCCTGACTATCTTTGTCAGCTTGAAATGTCGTGTTCATGTACGTGACTGGTTGCTGTATAGCGGTAACGTATGCACTATCTATTACGGCTAGTTGTGTTTGCTGTGCCGCTGCTAACAATTCGGCTGCTGTCGGTGTTGGCATTGTGTAAGGTGTCATGCCTTTAGGCCAGCTTGATAATTCTAAAGCTGCTCCGTCCATATCATCATGTACTTGCTTATTACTGTCTATCCATAGTGACATAATTTATCCTTTCTTTTAACGAAGTTCTACCCAAGAGTCCCATGCACCAGTTGCAGAATAAGAAGCGCCTGCGGGTACAATTGCGGTCAATCTTAGTATAGCCACATTAGCTGCGGCAGTAGAAATATGCCCAGCAACAACGCCACCTACAGTTAGTATAGGGCCATTTGTGCTGGAAAGTTGGTTGCCTATGATTAACTGTATGGGTTTCCCAGTTGCATTGTAATAAGTTGTGGAGGCTACCCTTGAGCCAGTAACATCTATGTAAATCTGCCCATAACCTAGACTACTAAAACCTGCCATAGCCTCACCAACCCCAACAGGCTGCACTAATGTAGGACTAGACCAACCAGTACCACTAGTCCATGTAGCATCTACTCGCCCGACAATTCGATACTGTGATGCTGTTGATATTGCTGTCGTTGAATACCAAACGTTTGCAGCCGTCGAGCCTGAGCCAATCGCAGTTGTAGTAATTAGATTGGTTTCGTCAAGTTGTAATCCACCCGATAGATTACAAACAGCTAACTGAGGTGAGCCTGCATTGTAAACAATTGCGTAAATTAGAGAGGTAGCTACTGCTGTGGTTGCACCTAATGAGGCAGCCGTACTATTCATTGCCAGAGTTAATGTGCTGGTTAAATTGTACGCAACAGTAGCACCATTAGTAAGTACAGCATTACGAAAATCTACTTTACCAGTTCCAAGTGTTGCGGATATTAAAGCTGATGTGGTTGATGCGGTGAAGTTTGGCAACGATGCTGAATAACGCGCATCAGCTAAACCTAAGTTTACTACATGTCCACTTGCAGTTGCGGAAGATACATTTAGTCCTCCCCCTGTATCTATAGTGAATATATCCTGACTAGTAGCGCCTACATTCCCACGAGCTAACTTAGCAGTGCCATCCACGTTTGTTTGAAGCACAAAGTTCTGTGTAGCTGTTGCACTATCACCGAGCTGTACTTGATTTACTTTTATTTGTCCTGACATTTATTATATTCCCTTAATCACGGCTGAAACGGTAGTTGCTGCACGTATTGCAGCTTTCTGCGTTTGCTTGTGGACGAATAGTGTATTGACGTTAGCCACACTAGTCGCAAACAATCCTTGGAGTTTCATACTCAGAACCCCGCTGGCACGGCTGGCAATGTCAGAATGTAGGCGTCTGGGCTGGCGGGCATAGGCATCGTTCCTGCCTTAATCGCTGCCAAGTCTGCATAACACTGTAACCACACGCTCGAACGCCAAGGCACAAAAGCTTGCGCGTCAGCTGCAAATAGCGGATGTGGGTCATTTAAGTAACTAGCGCAGCTTACATCATCACGATAACCTTTCTTCTGTGCGATGCTGACAATATATTCTTGCACTGCTTGATTATAAGTAGCCTCTGTTTGTGCAAATATTTCTGATTCTGTTAGTGTAATAGTATAAGGAATTAAAACACCATTCTTGAAGCATATTTGCCCACTGTTGTTAATACACTCAAGCCATTGCTCATCTGTAATTGCCCTAGCATCCGTTGGAATATTCCCGTGAATGTCGTCTGAATAAAATGCAGTTGGTAGCCCGTTTGTATCTAATGTTGTGTATTTCATTTTTATTCCTTAATATCCTACAGCAAACCATTTTGGGGCTATTAGTAAAGTCCCATTCGTATAGTCATACATATAAAATACGGCTTGTGAGTTAGTATTTGAGTTAAGAGTACACATACAGTTATTTGCAGATGTTGCATACATTGGAGTGCCTACTACATTCAAACATGCATTCGGGAATGTAATAGGGAATGTAACTGTTGAAGTACCAGAAGCTACGGCAGTACCAGTTCCCCACTGGATAATAAGACCACTTGGTAATTTTTGATAACCGCTAGTAGTTAATGAGTTGCTAAAGTTCTGCATAGCTTGACCAACCCCAACAGGCTGCACTAACATAGGACTAGACCAACCAGTACCGCTAGTCCATGTCGCGTTAACTAAGCCAATAACTCGATATTGCGAAGGTGTTGCTATTGCACTTGTGGAGTACCATACGTTTGCAGCGGTCGAACCTGAGCCAATCGCAGTTGTAGTAATTAGATTGGTTTCATCCAGTTGTAATCCACCAGTCAAATTACAAACAGCTAATTGTGGCGTACCAGCAGCATAAACAATTGCGTAAATTAGAGATGTAGCTACTGCTGTTGTTGCACCTAATGACGCAGCAGTACTGTTCATTGCCAGAGTTAAGGTGCTGGTTACGTTGTACTCAACAAGAGTGCCGTTAGTCAGTACAGCATTACGGAAATCTACTTTTCCTACGCCTAGTGACGCAGATATTAGATTTGATGTAGTTGACGCGGTGAAGTTTGGCATTGATGCTGCATAACGCGCATCAAAATCAGTTGAAGCACCAATGCCTGTTACTAGACTTACCCCTGTTGTTCCATTTACTTGTACGCTCATTATACAATACTCCATGTTGCGCCAGAAGGTACGGTAACTATTACCCCTGTATTTATTGTTACTGGTCCAGCAGTCATGGCATTCTTATTAGCTGTCAATGTATAATTAGCAGTTACCGTCATGTCATTCTCAAAGAATACATAGTTGCCAATTGCCCCGGTTGCACCACCGCCCATAGGAGCCCAAGCAGTACCATTCCACCATTCCGTTTGAGTTAAGTCAGAGTTAGCACGAGTAGCGCCAAAGACGGGAGTGACATCACGTTGAGCTGTTGTACCTGCTGGAAGTAAGGCTGAACCAGTTGCAGAAGTTTCCTGTACTGCTTTTGCATCAGCTGCTGCTCTAGTTGCAGACTCGGCTTTAAGTAAGCTAGCGGTATCTTCATATATTTCAAAAGTGTCTCCTACTAATGGAGCAGAAGGCATTGGAGTGGTCCAGGCTAGTACGTTTGAAGAAGACGTAGTTACCAACCTAGCCATACCTATTAGTGCGCCAGAAGTAAACTGAATTACATACTGGCCTGGTATTAAACCTACTAACAAAGTCCCAATAGCAGCGGAGGCTATTTGAGTAGTTGTACCTGTTCCAGTAACCGATCCCACCACCACCACATTTGGATGAGTAGAGAATCTCCAGGATGATATGCTAGCCTCAAGAGCCAGTATAGGGTTACCTGAGGTATCTAGACTATAACAGACACAGGCAGGGAGTTCTAATACACTAGGAGGTAGTAAAGAATCAAGACTAGGAAATGTTATTAAAGTTCCTGAAGCCGAAACTAGGCTATTTAAAGTAGCTGCTGTTAGTCTACTCTCTACTGCCGCACCTACTGCAAAAGAAGCGGGCAGCGTACCTTCCATACCTCTAGTGTCTAAGGTAAGAGTGTCACCGCTTCTAGAAGTACAGCGGACAATCTCTACTACTCCTCCTAGCTCTAAAGTCACTATAAAGTATTCTTGTCCAGGAACGGGAGATGGGAATTTTCCACCTGTCCCTGCGGCGACAGTGATATTCATATCAGTAGAGGCTATGGATATTGCGGCGGTCGTTTTAGCGTTATTTATAAATAATTGTTTCATAGTACTCTTATTTTAAGGTGCTTGTTGTAGTATTCTAAAGCAAAACTCATTATGTTATTTGTACAATCCTAGAGGTTGTCTGAGCTGCTTTAAATGCCGTGCTCAAGTTCTGAACCGAAGTTATAAGGGTAGTTATTACTGAGTTTACGTCGACTGAAAGAGGAACTGGTATCATAGCGTGGGAATATCTAACATAACCATTTCCAAATACAGGTACTGCAGCACCAGTCCACACTTGTAATCTCGGTAAGTCCAAAATAGATACTACTCCAAAATAGTCTCCAAGGGTAGTCGTCCCTGTATTGGTATACGTAAAAATGTCAGCTGGGAGAATACTACCTGCTGCTATAGACGCGGTAATTATATAACCAGCATCCGTTAATTGTGTATTTATCTGTAAGCTACTTGCCATTATGCGTACTTAATCGTCCATTCAAAGTGAATCGAGAACTCTGAAGTTTTAGGTATTGCAGGGAAGTTCTTTACGTTAAAGATTAACCCTGATGCTTTAAATAGTCCAGCTTCTGTTATTAAAGAGCCATTAGCAGAAGACTGATCCACGTCAGCCAAATATGTCACAGAGACGTCTGTACTACCTAGAATATAAGTTGTTGCCACAGAGTACACTTGGGTTATGAGCCCTGTTTGAGTGGGATCCTCTTGCTTAGGGTATAAGCCTTGAGGGTCAATCGCCCCACCCGTGCCTACTCTAAACTGAGTAATAGGATCTGAGACTACTCCTGGTAAGTACAATACAGAAAGCAAGGCTTGTTTAGCAGGAGTTGTTATTAAGTTCTTCTCTTCAAAAAGCTTGTCTACTCTACCATCCTCATATACTGCGAAAGCGGACAACGTACCTACTGGATATACTTGTTCTCTAGTTATATTGGTTATTATCATTATACGACTTCTTTTCTTAATATCAAGGTGGATCCTGCTCTGTTTAATGGTACTGCTGTGTTAACGTTATCAGTATAGGTAACGGTTATGCCAGTATCTTGTATTGATTCGTTTATGGCAGAGGTATTAGTTCCACCTCCTGTACTATAGTTTAAGGCATCATTTGCACCACGCACCATGTACGCAGGACAGTCTGACGCTGCCAGGCCCCGCATCATAGGAGCTGTTATACTTATTACTAAAGTATCCGAATCTTCTAACACAAAGAAGTTTGGAATTATATCAGAATCATTAGAAGTAATCCAGTATACCCCATAGGTATCCTCATACACTCGTACTACCAGTAAATAATCAGTGCGCTTTAAATCAGTGACTAAGGGAGTATATGTAGTGTACCCAGGTTTAGGCATAAAAGGTCCTAAATATGGGGTTCCTATTCTAACAAATAAGGTACTAAAGTTTGCAACTAATGCAGAAAAGAAATCTATATTATAAGTAGAGTTTAGGGATGTGTAGTTTATAGATTCAGAGTTTACAGATCCATCGCTAGTTACTGGTTTAAGTACAGTGAAGGAATCCGAAGCAGGCATCGTAAAATTTATAAGATTTAATCTAGCCTGTAATTCTGTTCTTGTCGTTGCATATAAAGGTACCGCTCTAAGATTCTCATTAGCGTAAGTAGCTTGCGAGTATGGGATATAGCCTTGTCCTGAAATGTCAGTGTGTATTGCATTCCTAGAAAATACCATCTTATCCCTGTTTATTCTTACTTCAGAGAATCTGTTAAACGTAGCATTCAGCCACCCAAGCTCTACATCGGTCTCAGTTCTGAGCTGTTTATTAACATCCACAAATCCTCTAACAAAGCCACCATCTACGGGCATTGGATATGAAGAGATGGGGCTGATATACCCAATAAGCTCCCCTACTTCCGTAGATATATTACAGCGTATGAAGTTACCACACCCTCTAAAAATAGGAGAACTAGATCCTCTAGAAAATCTATGAACTGGAACAGATAAGCTTTCACAAGCAGGCTTGTCTCTGCGCTGTGAAAGAGAAGATTCGGATAAAGTAAGTACCTCATCTGGAATAGGTACAGACCATATGTATATTGGAGTGGTATGAGTCGGCTTTATTCTATTAATTATAGAAGATATTTGCTCAAAATACTGTATGTTTTTAAAGTCTGCAACCTTAACGTTGACCAAAAAAGAATGTTTACTTAAGTAAGTACGCATTACATAGTCGGCATAAGAACCCACAGATGCATATCTGTTGTCTTTCCCATCCGGGATGTAAGGTAGAATAGAGGGAGGTATTTGTAAGTTTATCCACCATTCCCCATCGTTAATGTAATCTTTTACTTCTATCCAAAAGGCTAGTTCCTGAGATAAGCTAAGCACCTCACCAACAATAACAGTAGGGGCTAACCCATAAGGAATCAGATATGAGTTAGTATCCGTAGATACTAGCCATTGGTCCGTATCCAGGTACTTTCGTATGTCTAATACCGTCTCTACCCCACGAGCTAAAGGTATCCCTAGAGCTAGGTTTAAACCTTTGCGAATCTTATCTAAGTCTGGCCCGTTTATGTATAAGTAATATAGGCCATACACAAAGTTTTTAAAGTTATCAGAAGATACTTCCGGTGTAACTTGAATAAGCTTGGCATAGTAGTCCGACACTAACTGCTCATCTATTTGGGCGTCAGCAACCCATAGTGCATACTGTTTTGCACCAGAAGCTAGCCCTCTAGAAGGAAATCCAATCTTTGATATGTCTGAGTATAAGGAAAGCTGGGTACCGTCTGGGGATATATTGTAGTGAACACCCTCTTCTAAAGTAGAGGTTGGTAGGAACGGACGATTAGAAATGTATCTACTAGATAGTATCTTGTCTGAGATATAAAAAGTATTAGTTGTACCTGGAACAGCATCGATATCCGAGACTAGTAAAAGCTTAGTCTGGTACCCTATAGTAGATTGTATATTCTCTAAGCTAAGTGTGCTGGTAAGCTGCAGGAACTTGCTATACACGTCAGAACACTGGTATGACGTAGCTTCTAGAAGTAGATTTATCTTCTCACTATCTTCAAACATAACAGACCAGAAATCTGACATACCGTATAAGTATGATAGATTAGAATCTGCTTTTCCTAGGTCAAGCCCCGTTAAAGAGAAGGATGATAATGGCATTTATTAAACTACCTGGTTGTTTGTTACTAGGCTATTTAGTAAGAAGATAGAAGTTCTATCTGCAGGGTCTAAATAGTCTGTTATTGTTCCTGTTACTGGTGGCAGTAGATCTCTTGTGTACTGATTATAGGTTATTAGCACAGGAGTCTTAATCGTAGAGATACCTGCGGCATATAGCATAGCTAGTAAGTCAGCCATTATGAATATCTGTCCTGGCTTTAATCCAGCTAAGTATGTGTGTAATGTAGTTGTGCAAATCACTGGATCTGGTGCTGGGCCGTTATAAGCAGTTATTGTAACATCTAGCCTATACATATTAAAGCCCCTGGCTAATAAGTCTGCACAGATAACTCTATTAGCCGGATCTTCTAAATAAGTCTGGAAGCTTTCTAAGTAATCGTAGTATTTAATAGTGAAACTGGCAGTCTTAGAAGAGTTACCAACCCCCATAGAAATACTAAGTGATTGTCTTCCGCTGAATCCCACATCAGATATAGGATTTACTGAGGTAGCTACGATAACTCCAGTAGCGGGAGAGGTTAACCCTGAGGTCACTATAAAAGAGAACGTATCTTTTGTAGTAGCAGTAACAAGAAAGTTTCCATTATATCCGCTCGGCGTACCACCGGAGATAGTCACGTATCTACCTACGGGTATACCATGGTTAACTAAGGTAGCCGTGGCTACTCCTGAAGAGCTAGATAAAGAGGTCAATGCCCTACTTATAACATTTGGGTTACTTATAGTAAAGGGGGTATCTATAGTTGCAGACAAAACTCCTGTTGCCGGAGAGGCTAGTGGCCCAACTATTGCATAAGTAAAGGTATTAGCATCTACTACCGTTATTGCAGCTGTTACATTATACCCTGCTACGTCTGCTCCAGATATAGTAACGCTCTGGCCGTTTGGGTAACCATGACTTGGTAAGATAACTGTTGCTATATTACCAGAGCTGGTTATAGAACCTACAGAAGAAGAGACTGTTAGAGGTATAGTGTCAGCTACGCTAGACCCAGGAACAGTGCTTCTAGCTATAGAATAGATAGGACCTGTTGCTAGTATATTGCCTGATGTATCGGCGGTTAACTGTACTATAGTAGAAGATAGAGGAGTGTTACAATATACATCTGCCATACCACCTGTGTGTAATAACACTGGGGTCGCCATTCCTGGCACAGATACATCTACCATATCTCTTATCATCTCTGGATCGCCAAATCCTATTGGAGAAATATCAGTAACGGTACTAAATGTAGCTTCTAAGTTAGAAACGATAGAAGGAACGTTTATTAAATTACGAGTTGATATAGCCGTACCTGCCCTAGTAATAAACTGAGTATTAGTCTCAGTATCATTAGCTGATTGAGATAAATAGTTAATCTCCGCACGTAAAAAATAAGGGTCAAAGTTAGAGAAGTATAACAAGCTACCAGAAGAGATGTTGTAGGAAGCCCCTGATTGCTCCGCTACGAGGTTTAAATCAATATAGTACTCATTGGTATAGGCGTCAAACGTTAACGCAGTAGAGGACAGAGAGACAGAGCTGGAAGGGTAGAACTTTAAGGAGTTATCCGTAGAGAAGAAGGTATTAGTACTAATACTTACACTCTTCTGTCTTGCAAAGAATAATCTAGCACTTATAACTGCGTTAGTACCTTGCTTACGAGTCATA